ATAGCTACTATACCATTCTCATCAGCTTTTACTTGATATGATGGATCGCCAGTTGCAACTCTTATCATTTCAATTGCCATTGATGGGTATACATCTTCACCTATTCTCATAAGTAATGGTACTCTTCTTACAACACCATCAATTTCAGGTGCAGTATTAATAACACCAACACCATTTGATTTTAATTCAGGTATAGGTCCTAACATTCCAGGCCATTCAAATAAAAATGGTAATGGATCGCCTATCTTTGCAACACCTCTTGGAACCGCATTCTTGTTTATTTGTGTTGTACCTACTTGTGCAATTACAGTACCATATTGTAATGCATCACCAAAGTATTCATCACCACCCATTCTATCTTCTTCAGAAAATAATATTGGAAATAAAATGATTCCAGCTTCAGCATCTCTTAACTTTACAATAAGATCTGCATATACACTTCTGTTAAACGGATATTGACCATGTTTTTCAATTGCCTTTTCATCAATCTCTACAATTATAATATCATCAGATAAAGATTTTTCTTGTGATTGAATAAGAAAGTCAAATGATTTTAAACGTAGTGTTTCTTTTATTGTAGGGTCTTGTAATCCTATGTATGTAAGAATAAAGAGTGTGACAAATGCAAATGTCCAATGTGTAAAAAATTTAGTCATTTACAGTCACACTACATCCATTTGAATTCATACATGTTTGATTAAGTGTATATGAATGACTTGAATATCCATTGTTTTGATTCAAATATAAGTTAGTACCATAGTTTCCATCTAATGTTATTGTAGCACTGTGTGTGGAGTTATAACCTAATTGATAAGCAGTCACATTATTATTATCATTATTGATAGTTAAGTTCATTGTTTTTGAACCGTCATGACCTTGAAATATTCCAACATTATTATTATCACTGTATATTTTTAAATCTATATTGTGTGGACTATAAGCTTGACCAGGTGAACCATTTCTTTGACCCATGTAAATGTCATTATTAGAACCTTGTAGATATAATTTTTGATTATGATTACCAGCCTCTTGATGATCAGTAGCATTAAAGTTATTAAAGTTTGTAGTACCAAAACCCATACCCATGTATATGTCATTATTGCTACCATTAATATCTATATGTGCTGTAGAAAATGTACCAGTTGTAATAGATGAACGTTGTCTAATTCTTAAATCATTATTACTGCCTTGTATACTAGCGGTTTGATTATGATAACCACGAATAAGATGATTATCACCATCTTGGTCTATATTTAAAGTAAAGTTATCTCCTGATTGTGATACATATATGTCATTGCCCTTGGCCTGATCTGACCATATAGTTGCAATAACTATTATAATTAAAAAACTAATTACTTTGGTAAATCCTGATTTCATTTCCTTGTCCACCTAATTCATAGTCATATACTTCAAAATCCTCTTGTATAAAACTAATTACATAACCATACTCTTTATCTAATCTTAATTCAAAATATGTTGCTGCACCTTCTCTTGCGTATACCCATTCAGGGTCTTCATCTAATATTATGATACCTGTTTCTGGGTCCTTACCTAATTGTACACCATCAATTGCAGCTTCTTCTTGTTTTACAAACTCACTTCTCATTGCCTTCGCAAGTTCTTTGTTTATTTGTGCTAACACATCTACTAAAAAATTCTGTTCTAAAAAATCTATATCTAAACCTGTTGACCATGTATCGTTATCTATTTCTAATTCATCTACTTCTAAATCATTAAATTCTAAAAAGTCAATATCTAATGCATTAGCAACTTCGTTATATTCAGCTCTTTGTTGCTCAGCTACAATCTCTTGAGGCTTTTGTATTATTAATAAATTACCAATCATGTTTTCATCTAAATCTAAAATTACTGGCTTCATTGGTTTTGATTCACCAGTCGTGACTACAGTTGCCTGAAATGCTTGATTCATAATAACAAAACCTGCATCTGTCTCTACTTCAATTTCACCTACATAACAATAACCCCGTGTATCGCATGACGGCAAAAGGATTATTGTTGAACCACCAATCTCATCTACAGTCATACTAAAGTCAGTACCTCTTACACCTATGGTGGCAGTTGGTGTTTCGATATTTACGTTCTGTGCATACTTCTTTGCTATTTGACCAGAAGCATAACGTATGGTACCTAAACTCGCTTTTATTGAGAGTGACCCTTTGTTATTTGCAGGGTCATATACAAACTCATCTATTATAAGTTTTGAATGTTCAGTGACATCCACGCGAGTGTCGTCAATAAAGGATATAGCAGTCTTACCATTTCCAGTCTTAACGACATCATAGGAAAATACATCTAAACCTTCGACAGATATATTCTCTTCACCACTTTGTTCTATAACAGCATTGCCTTCTTGAAGAATTACATCTCCTATAGTCTGTGCATTTATCTCTTTACCATATAAGAGTAAAGCACTAGCGCCTATCAAAAAGGCAATGACTCTGTATAGAGTTCTCATTAGTCCGTTTGACTTATATCGATATCAGCATTATTACCGCTTGTAGTTAAGTTTATTATGTTGTCATAAACACCACTTTGAACTATATCTACGTCGGCAATACCGCCAGTATGGCTATGGATTAATGTATGGCCATTAATATCTCCATTACCATCAATATCTATCAACCAGTTATTTGTATCACCGTTTACAGTCAGTGTTAAGATTGCAGATGTACCATCAACAGTCGCAGCTATAACGTTTGAATCAGAACCACTGGCTCCTGTTATAGTCACTGTACCGTTTGCGGCATCAGCAGTCTCTCCAATATCGATGTCTAAATCGTTACTGGAACCTACCCATGTTATGCTGGACGTAACTGTTGCACATGAGGAATTGTTCCCTGTGCTATCACAGTTAAAGTCAATATTGTTGCTATCACCTGTGACATTGAATGTTCCGGTGTATGTAGCACCGTTAACATCAAATGTAAGGACGTTAGAGTTTCCTACCTGATCAATATCAATAGTAGATGTAGCACCTACAACCGATGATGATGTGGTAGAATTACCAACAGTATTGTTTTGTCCATCCTGTGTGATATCTAAGTCAAGTGTATTACCACTTTGAGTGACATATATATCATTCGCCCATAATGTACCTGTAAACAAGACTGATAATAATATAAGGTTAATGAATTGTTTCATTATTGTTTTCCTCCTTTATTTTCCACAGACCTTGATCTGCACCTTGTTTAATTACTTCAATTACGCAATACTCAATTGCGGATCGTATCGCGTAATTTACTGGCTCATTCATAGCGACTCCGCTTTCTATTTCTAAAGCCTTAGTTCCCATATCTAAGAATCTAAAAACATCAGTTCCTGATCTATGACTAGCAATTGTTTTAGTACCTGAAACGGTAAGTAAAACTTCACCAGTCTGAACAGCAACTACTCTCATAGCGACAGTGACTTGATCTACCCGATATTCTTCGGATACACCAATGCCAAAGTATCTTGCACCGTTACCGCCTGTTTCTACGTTAGTATCATAGGCAACAACTCCACCTTCTAATATTAAGCCTGCAAATATTAAAGGTTTAAGTGTATTCTTTTGTTCTCCATCATAAGCTTCTCTTGTACTTCTTATAAGTTGTCTTTCTTTTATTACATTATCCAATCCCATTCTTTCTACAACTTTAAACCATGTACCATTGCCTGCTTCTTTTAAAGCTTGTATTACCCATACATCTACACCTTGTGAAATGGCTGTTGACAGCTGTGAGAACTTTTCACTAGGTTTTCTTTGACCAGTTTCATCCATAAATGAATATACTGCAATGGTTATAATTTCACCATCTAATGGTGGAAGCTTAACTAGTAATTCTGACGTTGGTGTAGCATGTTGTTGAGGCGGAAGATCTTGATAATAGTCTATCCTGTCAGGTGTGCTTACACAACCCGTAATTATTGCTGACAGTAATATTGCTAAAAGTATCTTCATATAAGTTCATTCTTCTATTAGAATAGAAAGTCTCCAATGGGCACGGTGATCGTTGTGACATTACCGGTCTCATCTGTGACTGTTAAACTAATAGTATCCGTTGTATCATCTCTTACCCAGTAAATTGTAGCACCTTCAACTACTGCTGTACCTGAAGTTTCACAAGTTATTTCTGATGTGTTTACGCAGTTAGTACCAAACATATTATCAACCAATTGCTTAGATAAGTTAGCATAAATACGAGATTCAACATTCTTAATGAACTTATTAATTGTTGTATTGTCTATTTCTCTCTGAGCAGCGGCATCGGCTGACTTCTTATCTTTCTCTACATCTCTTTGACGTGAATAATTGAGTTGTTCTATAGATAAGACATGGGATGAGTAGCCGTGTTTTGAGAATGCAGGGTTGCCAAACTCAAAGTGAAGCTCACTGGCGTTGAGATTAGTTGTAGATAGGGCTGCCAACGTCACCGCAAATAACATAACAACCCAAGTTCGCAGCACACCTGTTATAAAATGTGCTTTAATCATATATTATTTATTAGTTTCTTCTGCTTCTGTTGGAACCTTTTCGTTCTCTTTCATCTGAATAACAGCATCTAATTTAGCTCTTAATCTTATTATGTCATTGTCTAACATTCTGATTCTATCTAAGAGAGCGATAAGTGTAGTGTGAGTTTCACTTAAATTCTTTTTAATATTTTTTGTTGTGAAGTTATATACAAACCAGATAAACCAACCCATAGCAACTGCGGCTAAAGTTGGAAAACCATATACGCTTAAAATTTCAATAAACAATTTCATTAATCTCTTCTCGCATCTTCTTTACCATTAGATCTAGAAATTCTTACATCATCTGGTTTCAATCCAAGAACATGTGTAATTTCCATATCGAGTTTTATCATATCATTATTCATGTTTTTAACACGATTATCTAGTTGCATTATTATGGATTTTAAAGTTTTAGTTTGACTAACTACAGAATCTAAAATATATCTCAATATAATGTAAATGAACAGGCCCATTACCACTGCACCAGCTACAGGCAGCCCAAACTCGGATAGTAATAGCATAAACTCTTTCATCTTAAAACATTATATTTCCTTATATTCTAGTGCGGCTTACTTTCTTTCTATAAGTACCATCAGGTAGTTGTTCCAATACATCTTCAGGAACTTCTATCTGAGCCGCTTCACTATCATAATCTATTCTTCCACCCATTTCATCCGCTAATTGTGCAAAGAAATCGGGTGTTTCTTTCATAAATTCTTTTAATGTTTTAGGATTCTCTTTTACTTTGACGCCTAAAACATTGTGATAAGTATTTTTCTCATAATCCTTATCAATCTCAGGTTCTACTTCTTCGGGTTCTTCAGTTTTTTTTTCTGCTAACTCGTTAAGAGTAGGTTCTGGTTTTGTTGGTTTTGGCTTAGGCCTTGGAGATTCGCGTTTTATAATATCATTCCATGCTATTAATAACGCAACCGCTAGAGGGTCAAACACAATAACCAATATTATAATAACCCATCTTACAGCATCTTCAAGTAAACTCTTGTCAGTTTCACCATAGATGAGTTCCGCAATATATTTAATCGGGCCGACTTCTGCTTCAAGCGCTCTGTATTGTTTTTCATAAACTGCTTTTTCTTCTATGACAACATCAATAATTTTCTGTTCACTCTCAATGCGTGTTTCTAGTTCTTCTATCTTTATATCTATGTCATCTGTTTTTTCAGTGACTTGGTTTCTATAACCTTTAATTACATCTTGTAATTCACTTATCTCATCTTTATATTTAGCATCAATATCATTTATTGTTTTCTTTAATTCTGCATTAGCTATTTCAATCTGTTCAGTCTTTCTAGCATTTGAACCAAAACCTGTAATGGTTTCATTTATAGTTCTTACTTTCTGGTTGTATGCTTCATTAGCAGAATTCTTTTCTCTTTCAATTCTATCATATATGTTATTAAGTTGTTCTTGCTCATTTCCTATGAGAGTGTCTACACGTGTATCTTCATTGTTTAAAAGTTTTGTAAGTTCTTTCTCCCATCTTTCAATCTTTAATTCTGATCTAATCTCTTTATCTTCTAACTGTTCAATTAAAGCTATCTGTTCTTCTGATAGAGATGCTTGTTCTACGTGTGCTTTTGATAGAAATCCAAATATACCTAATGATGTAATAAACATTAAGAGTGCGACAGCCACTATTAGATAGCTCTTTAAGAGTAATTTAGTTTCGTCCCAATATTGATGTAGATATACAACAGATACTAGTTTACCTATCTCAAGGGCTACACCCATGATAATAATAGGTATTACTGCCGCTGCGAAGATTGCTACTAATCCATAGATTGAATAGAAAGCTGCGATCGCGGATATTGTTAAGGCTACAGGAAGTAGCAACCATTTCATCATACAGTATTTATTACCCGTGTATACCCGCGGACATATTTACCCACTTTAAGAGAATATAAAAAAAAATCGTTTAAAGAGTATAATCTATTCGTGATGTTAAAATTATTTAACATATTATTTAGACCACTAAGTAAGGAGAAAACTGATATGGCTAAAACAAAATCGCAAGAGCAGAAAGTAATTGATGCTCTTTCAAATGGTGCTGAGTTAACTGTTGCTCAAATGAGAGACAGATTTAACATGGCAAACCCAACTGCTGTAGTTGCTAACCTTAGAAATAAAGGTTTTGCTATTTATGGAAACAGACCTGCTAAATCTAGCAGACTAAGAGCTTTGAGATACCGTATGGGTACTCCAACTCGTGCCGTAGTAGCAGCAGGCTACAAAGCAATTGCGCAAGGCTTAGTATAATAACTAAGTCTTTTGTTATTAATGGGAGCATTAGAAATAATGTTCCCATTCGGGGTATAATCAGATTATGAAAGTCGGCTTCACCTGTTCTACATTTGACTTATTACATGCTGGTCATGTACAAATGTTAAGAGATGCTAAAGATCAATGTGACTATTTGATTTGTGGTTTACAAGTCGATCCATCACTAGATAGAAAAGAAAAGAACTCACCAATACAAACTATTGTAGAAAGATATACACAACTAAAAGCAGTTAAGTATGTGGATGAGATTATTCCCTATGCTAGTGAAAAAGATTTAGAAGATATATTAGAACTATATACTATTGATGTAAGAATTCTTGGTGAAGAGTATAAAGAAAAAGATTTTACTGGAAAAGATATATGCAAGAAACGAGGTATAGCATTGTACTTTAATAAAAGAGAACATAGATTCTCATCTTCAGATTTAAGGAAACGAGTATGCACGTCTTAGTCACAGGCTGTAATGGCTATATCGGTTCACACGTATGTAAGATACTACATGAACAAGGTGTAAAAATCGATGGCTTGGATGTTGATGTTCATGGCGAAGATAAGAATGATGTAAGTCAATACTTACATGATTTTCATGGTTTCAGTGTTTTAGAAGTATATAGACGTCAATCATTAAAGACTCCTATGGGAAAACAATGGCCTGATTATGATGCAGTTGTACATTTAGGTGGTCTGTCTGTAGTACCAGAAAGTATGAAAAGACCTGCAGATTATTATCTGACTAATGTAATGGGTACACTAGCAGTATGTGAAGTATTTCCTCAAGCACATATTATATTTGCATCTACATCAGCCGCATGGGAAATGGCATCACCTTATGCTAAATCTAAAGTTGCTGCTGAAGATATAATTAAAGAAAAAGCAAGTGGTTATACAATCTTTAGATTCTTCAATGTATCTGGTTCAGATGGTGTACACAAACAAATAGGTCCATCAACACATTTAATTAGAGTTGCAGCTGAAGTTGCTTGTGGTAAAAGAGATTATTTAGAAATATACGGTACAGATTATGATACACGCGATGGTACATGTATTAGAGATTATGTACATGTTGTAGACTTAGCAAATGCAATATGTAATGCTGTTAAAGATGGTCCAACAAATACACCATACGAATGTCTTGGTTCTAACACAGGTTATAGTGTGTTTGAAGTTGTCGATTCTTTTAAGAAAGCTACAGGTAAAAACATAAATATTGTAAAGACTGAAAGACGTGATGGTGATGCAGAATGTTCTGTTGTAGATAAACTATCAGATAAGATTACACTCACAAAGAGTTTAGAAGATATGTGTGTAGATCAGTATAATCTAGAAAGAGGTAAAAACAAATGACTGTAGCAGTACTTATGGGTCGTGGTGTCGAAGGTTGCGGTGTCACGAAGAATGTTGTAGAATTCCAAAAACTTATGGGTGTAAAAGTCTATGCCACTATGGATAAAGTTTGGCCAAGACAAAACTCCATGGAGTTTGATGTAAACTATTTTAGAGGAGCAGATTGGTCAGAGATTAGTAAAACTACTAAGAAGTTTCCTGATCTAATGACTTGTACTGAGGTTATAGATGAGATTAACAAGTGTGAAGCTTTAATTGTCTTTTCTGTTCCATCTAAAAGTCACCCTGAACAATGTGTCGACAACTTCATAGAGTTATTAAAAAAAATTAATGTTAATAAAAGCATTGTTCAGGTTGACCATAACATACAATCAATTCATCGTAATGCTAAATTGAAAGAAGTATTACAATGTTTAGATGTTATTATGACTCATTCAACTACAAACCCATTTGCTAAATGGTGTGAGAAAGAAGGTATCACAGTTCCAATTACAACTGCGGGTGTAGGTTATAATTTTGATGAGAATAAAGAAAAGTATTGGCAGCCAATTGAAGAACAAGAAAAGATTATAAGATGGGTTGGAAGATCTGCAGGTTGGAAAGGTCCACAACAACTAATTGATTTTCATCAAGAACAAATGATGCATAGAGGATTCATTACAATACTTGAAGGTTTAGAAGCATCTATTGGATATAAAGGTATCTTATATAAAGATGATAACGATCCATCTACAAGATGGAATGTAGTAAATAAGTTTAGACCTGAAAAAGAATATGGTGAAACTGGTGACTTTGAGTATGGTGCTGAAGAAGAAATGAAAGGTGCCTATCTATATCCTGGTTATCAACACCATGACATGATGTTAAGAATGGCAAAGTCTATGTTTGGTTCTGATCTATATCATCTCAAGCCTGAACAGTATGGAGCTAATATAGAATACTGTCATTCAGATTGTTTAGGTGCTGGTACAGTTCCTATATTTCATGAACATTTTGGTGCTCATATAATACACAACAAGATCGGTGATCCGGTAATTAGTTGTTTAGATAGTGGTACTATATTTCTAACAGATGATTTTAAACAAAGAGATTATGGTGCATGGGCTCATAGAAATAAAGAAGGTACAGATTACAATACAGTTGCAAACATACTTTCAGAGTATGCAATAGATAATGTTAAACGTGATGAAGAAAGACACAAAGCATTTGAGTTTTGGAAATCACATTGTGATGCCATCGATGTTTATACAGATATAATTAATAAAACTAAAAACACTCTTATAGTAAAAAAATCATCTGGATTAGAAGAATTTTTTGGTTAAACAAGGTATAATACCTATACAATCAAAGTAAAGGAAATATTATGTCACAATATAAAGACCTATTTTTAGATAAGAAAGTGGTAGTCTTCGGATTACCAGGTGCATTTACACCTACATGTTCTGCATCTCATTTACCAGGTTATGAAGAACTATATGATGAGATTAAAAACTGTGGTGTTGATGAAGTTTATTGCATATCAGTAAATGATGAATTTGTAATGAAAGCTTGGTTTGAGAAACAAGGAGTTTCTAAAGTTAAGTATATTGCAGATGGTAATGGTGATCTGACAGATAAACTAAATATGTTAGTCAGTAAAAGAAATCTAGGTTTTGGCTCAAGATCATGGCGTTATTCAGCCGTTCTTCAAGATGGACAAATTGTAAAGATGTTTGCTGAAGAAGGTAAAGCTGATAATTTCGAAGGTGACCCATTCGAAGTATCTGATGCTAAGACAATGTTATCATATTTACAAGGATAAGTTATGCATATAAAAATTTATTCTAAAGAACCATGTACGTACTGTGATATGGCTGAAAGAGCAGCACAACAATTTGTACAGGAAAGTAAACATACATACGAGAAGTTAATGCTGAATGAAGATTTTACTATGGAAGAATTATTGAAGCTACAACCAAATGCTAGAACATTTCCACAAATCTTTATTGATGGTAAAAATATCGGTGGATACGATCAGTTTAAGCAACAACTAGATGAGCAAAAACTTCTGTGAATACCGTTGATGCTGCCGATAAAAAATACAAAGAACATATAGGTGTAAAACTTACATCGTCATGGGAAACTATTGACAAAGAGTTGATACAACTATATGGTGCCTTAGTTGGTGATGACCAACCAATTCATACTGATGAGAACTATGCTAAGGCTACACCATTCGGTGGTATCATATCTCATGGTTTTCTGATACTATCTTTCCTACCTAAATTTAGTTATGAGATTATTAAACCATTTGCTGGTCAGATTATGGCTACTAATGTCGGAGTAGAGAACCTTAAGTTTAGACAGGCTGTAAAAGCTGATCAGAGAATCAGAGCTCATTTTACTCTCAAATCATATAAGAAACTAGGTAATAGATTCAGAACTGTAATAGATATAGTCATTGAGATAGAGGGAGAAAAGAAGCCCGCGATGACTTGTGACTGGATTAATCTTCACTACTTTGCCTAAGTAGTTGATTTCAAACGAAACAAAATTGTGTACATCCTTGAAAAACTGTATAGAATGGGTATAATTAATATATCAAGAAGGAGTACCAAATAATATGCCTAAATATACAAAGACTAATAAAGAAGAATTACTTTATAAACCATTCCAAAAAATTAGAACTAAAAAGGGAAAAGTAAAATTTCTAGAAGAATTACTTCAAGAAAGAAGAGAGCATCCAGAAAACTTCAGGGGTCTCAACATTAAAATCAAACATATCGAAAATTTAATCAAAGTTTGGTCTACCAGAAAACGTAAAAAATCTGAAGAAGCCACTTTGGACGATATGAAATAAATATAGCAAGGAGAAAATATGGACTACATTCCATTTAAGGAAGAAGTCAATCAGCGTGAAGATATCCTGGTTGGCGAGCAAAGAGCATACATTAGATATCTAAATCAGCACAAGAAAAAACATAGCATGTCTCGTATGGAAAACAAACGAGATACAGAAGCAGGCAAAGTATATAAAGCAGAAAGAGCCTTATACAAAACTGATGCCTTTAAATCAAAACAAAAAACCTACAAGACTTTAGAAGAAATACAGAAGCGAGCAAATCAAATCTGTAAGTCTGCAGCATTTAAAAAGGTAGATGCTAAAGGTGGTCATAAAGTTAAGATACGAGATAAAGCCAATTACCAAGGACGTGGTTGTCATGGATGGTCATACATCTATGAGATTACACTTGATAAAGTAAATGGCTACAACTTATATGTACTACTACATGAACTATCACATGCTGCGGGTCAGATGCATCATGGTCGTGAGTTTAGAAATGTACTATTAAAATTAGTATCAGCCTTTATGGGTAGAGAATGTCATGACATACTAAAGAAAGAATTCAAGAAACTTGGATTGAAAGTAGGTAAGCATCCCACACCTTATACATTTGAAAGATGGCATGCAGCTAGAGAAAAAATGGCTGCTATGAGATCAAAACTTTAATATTCCTAGAAGTTATATGCTTAGATATAGCTGCATTGACGTGTTTACATTCACGAGGAACTGTATAGAATAATACCTATAAATTAATAAAGGAGCACTAAATAATGAATGGTAAATGTAAATATCCAAAAACAAAAGAGCAATTAGAAACTCAATCAGTTGTAATTGCTGGTAGAGAGTACAAAAGACAATCTGAGTTTTTTGACTTTTGTTTTTCAACTACTGATAATGCGGTTGAAAAATATGAAAATGACTTCTACACAGATGGTGATTTAGTATTATGGAAATCAAATGACAGAGAACCTTTTGGTGATATGTTATTAGACTTCTACGAAGCTGGTCTTATTACTTGGAGACAGGTAGTCAGAACTTGTGAAAAGAAAGAAAAAGAAACTGATGAGTTTTGGGAAAATGTTTTCTCAGCTCAAGACATGAAGGAGGTATCGTAATGTCACACCCAGTAAACGATATGATAATGGATGAAATTATCGATAAAGTCGCAGATATGTCTGCCCATGAAAAACACATGTATCTCTTTAAGAATGGCTTACAAGCCGCTTATCGAGAAAATTGGAATGATGTCATCATGGAAGACATGCTCGAAAAAAGAATGGAACAATCAGTATAACTATATTATAACGGAGGCACCAAATATGTTATTCAAAAATCTACAAGCGGTCATCGAAGATGCATTCTTAGATGACGATAAATTAATCAGAGTTCAAGGAGTCAGAGACGGCAAAGAATATGTTCTTTACGAAGCCTGGTCCAGTGATGATGAGCTAGTCTTATCAGTAGCAGAAAAAGGTAGCAATGATTACCTACGAGTTATTGGAGACCATGAAAGAGATAGAGTTAGAGAAGTGATGAGAGAAAAAATCACTGAACTTGAATCTCTTAGCTACTCTTACTACAGAGAAAATCGTAACTCTATGGCAGCTAAGTACCTTGATGCGATAGTCGATAAACTCAATGATGAAGTTGATTGGACTCATACTCAAGGCGAGTTAGAACAATTCAAGTTCGATAAGTATGAAGAAACAGCTATCAACATTGGTGAAGGCGAAAAAGGTATGACCATACACGATGCTGAGCAAGAGTTTGGTCATCACCTAACGGAAGGTCTTAGTGCTTCATAATCTAATTACAATTGCTGACTCTTTAACCTACGAAGTTAGAAACTTCAGGAAGAAGAGTCAGTACTCTTGGAATTGGTCATGTCAGGTATGTGGTGATAGTGCTACTAATCCTCGTAAAGCAAGGTTCTGGGTAGATGCTAAGAAACAAGGTCTTGTATGTCACTGCTTCAACTGCGGTTATAGTGCAAACTTTATAACATATATAAAAGACTATCATCCTCAACAATATGAAACATACAAACGTGAGACTGCTGATGAGGTACTACCAACTATGTTTGACATAGATAGATTATTCGAAAGAAAAGGTATTACAGATGATACACTCTTAAAGCTATTCTTTGGTGATAAGTTTACAAGTAAAAAGAAATGGCTACAACATCTGGTACAGAAAAAAATACAACTTAAAAAGTATAATATTAATAGATTATTAACAATACACAAAAAGCACCATGAAAAAAGAATCCGTAAAAGTACTTGAAGAATGTATTGACTTACAATTAGCTAAGTCAAAAGATTATCAGAATCCAAAATCAAATATCAAACAGGCCATGCATTACAGACGTGGTGTTGATACTATTCATGATATGATACATCAAAAACTATTACGTGCCCAATCTTTACTTGAAGCCGATGGTGATGTAAAGTTCGAATCACTTGAAGATACCTATAAAGACATGATTAATTATTGTTCTTTTGCCGTATCTTATTTACGAGGTAAGATGGATGGCCAAGATTAATTACAAATTTAATGAAAAGAATCTTATAGATGATTTACAAAATTATATTGATAAAACTTACGATGGACACTATAGCAAAAATAAGTTTCAGTCTACTGAGTTTATTATTGATTGTGGCCATGGTATGGGGTTTGCTTTGGGTAATGTCCTAAAGTATGCACAAAGATATGGTAAAAAAGAAGGATACAATAGAGCAGACATCATGAAGATATTACATTACGCTCTTATAGCATTACATAATCATGACTTGGAAAATAGCTAAGAAAGACGAGCGTTATGCCGTACTAGATAATGATGAACTAAATATATTAGTTCCTTCAATTACTGTACTACAACCAGGAAAAGAAACCAATGGTCATACACATAGTGACCCACAACAAGAGGAAGTATATGTATTTACAAAAGGTACAGGTCTTATGCAAATAGAAGATGAAACATTTGCAGTTAAACCTGGTGACACTATTCCAGTACCAGCAAATAAATTCCATAAAGTGTATAATACAGATATAGAACCTCTAATATTCTCAGCAATATTTAATGGAGCAAGATATGAGTGATATATTTAAAGACATGGCAGGTATGCATATGAAATACATGGTGCCTGTAGTAGTAAACAGAATGGACAAAGATATGTTAGGTAAGTTCCTAGCATTCAGACTTGAATGTTGTCAAGAAGAACTTGATGAAACTAAGAATGCACTTGATAATCAAGACCCTGAAGAAATAGTTGATGGTCTTATTGATCTCATTGTATTCGCAGCTGGTACCCTTGATCTTATGAAGGTTGATGGTAATAAAGCATGGCAAGAAGTATTAAAAGCTAATCTAAATAAAACAATTGGCTTGAAGGAAGGTAGACCTAATCCATACGGACTACCTGATTTGACTAAACCTAAAGACTGGGAGGCACCAAACCATGGGACAAATACTGGAATTCTCGAAAAAATCTTCAACGAAGACTAAATTACATCCAAAAGTTTCTGATATCAGATCTCACTTTATTAGTGAACTGAATCAAGAAAAGTTTACCAAGGATCGATCTGGTTCTAAGACTATAGAATTAATTGGTGCTTCTTTTATAGCTGACGAACCAGCGATCTTTGGTATTCCTAATAAAGAATACATTGACTATGAAATTGATTGGTATGATTCTATGTCAACCAGCATATATGATATATATGGTCCTGAAGGTAAAGATAAAGATGGTGTCAATTCACCACCTCAAGCATGGCTACTAGCTGCTGATCCTTGGGGTAATATCAATTCTAATTATGGCAAGCTTATATACGATGATTTATTCTACAATCAATACGAACATGTAGTCGAAGAATTGATTGACAATCCAGACTCAAGGCGTGCAGCCATGATCTATACTCGCCCATCTATATGGAAAGAATACAATGAAAATGGTAAGTCAGATTTTATATGTACCAATGCTGTCACATATTACAAACGTAATGGCTTACTTGACTGTGTAGTTCAAATGCGTTCTAACGATGTTATATATGGCTATCGCAATGATTTTGCATGGCAAAAAACAGTACAAACACGTTTATGCCAAGATCTACAATGTAAGCCTGGCCAGATAGTATGGCAAGTTCAAAACCTACATGTCTATGAACGACATTTCAATTTAGTAAAATAAATATATTATGGCGCAAGTACATGAAATGCTTTACATGAAGATGACTAATGGTGAGTACATCTATGGTACTAATTTAGATATCGGAAAGTATAGTGTAAAACATAATGTTGAATGCGAACATGAATTTGACCATGTACCACCTATGAAACTCGAAGGTCAAGGTGGTTATTCAGAAGGCAGCACAGCTTTTAAATATGTGGGTACTGATCATGACCCAATGACTCACTCACATCCACCAGCAGAAGAAAAACTAGGAGTAGATGCTAAAGGAAACAAATACTTCTACTTAACAAATGGCTGGAACTATGAGACAGGAGAATTTATCTACAACGAAAAATGGTAAATGTATGATATGAATGTAATCGTTATGATTGAAGCGTTATTAATATGTTCAGCAATTATTGTTGGTTGTACATTATTCGTCCTAGCCGGTCTATCTGGTAAGTTTCACTTTAAGAGAAAACAGAAAGGTAAAGGCGATGGAGGCTGGTAAGAAAGTAGCATTCATCGGAGCTGGTAAACTCGGCGGTCCAGTTGCTGAGGTTATGAATGAGTACTATGATGTACATATTCATGATACAAAGATGAATACTGATATGAAAGAAGTATGTGAAGGTGCTGATACTATTTTTATTGCGGTACCTACACCACATCAAGACGATTATGGTGGTGATAAACCTACATACAATCTAGAACCCGTAGACTTTGACTATGAAGCATTAAAAGATGTGTTAAATGATCTCAATGACTATGCAGAACCAGATGCTCTCGTTGTGGTCATATCAACTGTACTACCAACCACATTTAGAAAACATCTGATAGACATACCAAAGAACTACAGATTAGTTTATAACCCATATCTTATAGCAATGGGTACCGTAAAGGAAGACTTCTTAAATCCAGAAATGATGATTGCTGGTGGTGAGCCAGGAGATAGAGCAGAACTGATAGCATTCTATCAGAATATAATTACTGCACCAGTAAGATGGGAAACTGGTACATATGAAGAAGCCGAATGCATAAAGGTATTCTACAATACATTCATATCAATGAAGATCTCGTTTGTTAATATGATACAGGATATGGCCATGGAGATTGGCCACATGGATGCTTCGAAAGTGGCTAATGCATTAGCCAAATCTAATAAAAGAATTACAAGTGATAAGTACATGAGACCAGGTCTTGGAGATGGTGGTCCATGTCACCCTAGAGACAACATAGCCCTTAGAAAATTATCAGCTGATATTAAATTAAAGTATGATTTATTTGCAGCCGTGATGGAGGCGAGGGACTTCCAGGCACAGAAGATGTCAGACTTTCTAACTACATTTGAATTACCTATTGTATTCCTAGAGAATGGATTCAAGAAAGAATCTGATTTACTCGATGGTTCTCCATCTCTTCTCGTAGCCGCATGGTTAGAAGATATAGAGGAACAAATGGATATGTTTAATAAACAAGAGATTTATTATGAGAAATATCTAGAAGAACCCGCTGTGTATCTCTGTAGTAGAGGACCTACACAGTTTATAATAGATAATGTTGCTGATGGTTCTATACTCATCGATCCTTGGGGAGATAAGGAATATGACATTGATGTTCCTCGAACCAAGAAGATTATAAAGTATGGTACCACAGAATGTTTCCACTAGACATAAACAATACAGAAGTACCCGCTCTTAGAGCAGATTCAGCATTTAGTCCACAACTAAAGACACTCGCAGAAAATATACAGGTCATATACTTTGAACATCTTGGTGGATTTGAAAGATACACCGAGGCACGTGACTATATGAATAGAATGTATGATTCCTATGGTAATAAGGCTCTATACATACTCAATGTAGGAATGGAATACATGTTTAAGGAATGGTTTGATGTCAAGCATGAGTTTAAGAACTATGAGAACATGTATATCTGGCATTGTAATAGTGGACCACTTACACAGTCATGTGATAAGAACTGGATATATGTACCATACTGGAAGAAGTTCGTAGACATACAGATATCTAAATATCCACCCGTACCCGTGGATCAAAGATCCAAACAGGTTGTAAATAGAAAACAACGTATGTTCTTCTGGATGAGAAGACACTATCCATATCGTGTCGAACTCTTAAAGAGACTAGTAAATAGTAATATGGAGATGGAGATCAGATGTCCACATATACTGACGGAACTCGAGAGACCTGAGATAAATGAACCGCTAAAGAAACACTTTGATAACTGGGGCAAGGTAAAACAAAGAATCATCAGTGAGGGTCAGGACCTTGTTGAGGGTCAGAACGGTGCACTCGTAGATAGCTATGAGGCGAGAGCAAAGTTTCAACTAGAGATCGTATCAGAAACACGAATCAATGGTGGTCCACTATCTACATTTGCAAGTGAGAAGACATTTCGTGCTCTCAGATCAGGTAATCTCTCATTATACTGGGCTCAACAACATCATATAACCAATCTCAAACGTAAGGGTTGGAAGTTCTTTGACAAGTATATTGACCACTCGTATGATCTGGAACGTGACCCACTTATGAGATTAAACAAGCTTAATGAGGAGATCAGTAGATTATATCACATGAGTGATGAACAATGGCAGGAAATTTGGTATAATACTATAAAGGACCGTAAACATAATCAGGAGCGGCTACTACATATCGATCCTGGTCTAAATAAATTTATAAAGAGGATAGATGCAGAAACTACCTAAGATGAAGGGAACCGGTAAGAAGACCTTACCAAAGGGCAAGTACGCGTGGATAATAGGTAATGGTATCACACGTAAGGACAAGGATATCATGCAGCTCAAGCAGTATGGTATCCTCTACGCCTGCAACTGGTTCTATCGTGAGGAGTTTGCACCTCATGTTCTAGTGGCCTCGGATGAACCGATGACTAGAACTATATTGAAGACCTCACCAAATTGGCCCATGAGCAACTGGTTCTACACGTGGTTTCCTAAACCAGGTTCTGGTGCAAAGAAGATACCTACACCAGAGAAGTTCGCAGCCGGACCATCCGCAACCTATGTGGCATGTAAGGTACATGAGCACAAGCATATCTTTCTCATAGGTAATGACTTCTTTGGTATCGGGTCAGAAGCCGATATCAATAATCCAGATAACAATGGCCTGATGAATAACCTGTATGAGGGTAAGAAACACTATGCCAAGAAGAAGGATGGTGTTCTGAACGGTGCTCCTACATTTAGAAACTGGCAGCGCAGATATCAGTGGATTATTAAACAGTTCCCAGATACACAGTTCTATCACGTCGACCCGCTCGATGGTAAGTCACCTCCGAGATTGATTGGCTTTGATAACTTTCATCAAATCACCTGGGATAATCTTATGGACCATATACAAAATGATGCTGAGCTTGTTGACATAAAGGTGATTACTGAAGAGGATAAAGCACTTGCCTATGGTGATAACCCTGATGATATTAAAGCAGCAATTGAGAGACAGATGGCTGGACAAGAGAATGTAATCTATCCTGACCTTATGTCAC